ATTTCTTGGTTAGAACGTTCAAGGTTATAGTTTTTTCTTTCCAAATCATTAAGTTTTTCTAATAAAATACGTTGTCCGTCTAATATCTGGTTAACCGTAACTAGTTCAAACAATGGTTGTTGTGGGGTTTGGTTTGTTATCAATGACTTAATTTTATCAAGTTCTTCGATAACAATATCATAATCGATTTCATTGAAATAATTAATATTGGTTTTTATTAAATTTAATAAAACACCATATGATAGGTTTTTGCCAATTAAAACAAGTTCTCTTTCAGTTTCGTGACCAGGCAAGACAGAAACTTTGTTTGGTCTAACTTTTTCATTATCTAGTATAAATGTTTCAAAATCTTTACATCGTTTTACAAGAAAACAGTCCAACAACACTGCTTCTTCATATTTTGATTTGTGCTCATTGTATCTTTCTTTTGCTCCGCGTCTACTTTCACCAATTTTTACAACATACTCACCTGTTTCGTACGATTTTACTCTTACTATATAAACAAGTGCGCCCGCATTTCCAAATTCTCTTAGTAAAAATTGTTGTTTTTCAAGTTCTTTTTCTTTTTTAGTGGTGGTTTTTATTTGTTCTAATTGCAATCTCAATTCGTTACTTTCTTCATTAATTAATTCATGTAACATTTCTTCTAATTTAATATAATATTCATGGATTTGGTGTGCCTTTTTTGTATCAGTTTTCAAACAAAACCGCTTGAATGCATTTATTGTTAACATAAAGGTTTCTTTGTTGTGTCCGCCTCGACCTTTTTTTTGCTCTCTCTGAAGAGAAAGCAAACATTTATAGTCTTTATCGAGCAAAAAATATTTTTCAAGTAATTCTTTTGCTCTTATTTTTTGACTAAAACCTAACCATTCCCAAACGTTTTCCAAATCAATTACAAATTCAGTATATTGATTATAGTTCAAAGATGCATAAAAGCTTGCGACAAACAACTGTTGATCATCGTTTAAAAAATTGTTCTTTATTTTAGTTATCAATTTGCTTTGATAACTGTTAGATAACCGAGTAATAGGATTGTTCTCTATTAGAGAAACTATATCAAGGGTTGTCATTGCCGACATACATTTATTCATTTGAATTCTTTATATTCTTTTGTTTGCTATTTGTTTTAAAAAAGCAAATAGCAAATTTTGTATTACATCAAATCTTACTTTCCCGATCGGGAAAGCAAGATTGTTAGCGAACATGCAGTGAAAAATATTATATATATATTATATGAATTAATTAATAAATAAAGGGTGTTCATACTATGAACCCCCTTGCTTAACCTCAATGTTGAGCTAGAACTCTTACCATAATAGAGTATTAATATTTTTGCTGAGCCTTTCTGGGGAGCAAAAACCTTACGATTAATATAAGAAATCATTCTTATATTAATTTTTATTTTTTTTATTAGTTAAAATAATAAAACATAAACCACTGCATATATACAGCGAATTTAGTTGGAATACGCGACACCAGCCATGCCACTCATCACACGGAGCACATTGTAGTTAACGGCATATACGCGGACCTTGGCAGTGGCAACTCCGGAAACCGTGGGGGAGGAGAGGACAAGTTGGAGCACGGCGTTATCAATGCGGGAGAAGTTGCAACTGCCGCTCGGTTGATGCTCCTCCGGTCTAAGGGCGAAGGAGTATACGTTGATACCGGTATCGGGGTGGCGGCTGTGGTGTTGGTAGGGTTGGACAACGTCGAAGTAAGATCCTTCACGCTCAGAGAAGCGATCTTGGCCGTTGAGTTGGAGCTTGGCAGTGACGACGGGGTTCTCGCCCCAACAGTGCATGTCCAAAGCAGTCTCGGCAAGCACGAAGGTACCAGCATCGCTGACAAGGGAGCCAGAGATAGCGGTTGTGGGAGCTTGGGAAGTGAAGGGGGTTTCGGCCAAGCCATTTCCAGTGGAACCAACCCAGTTGGCAGGGTTGGTGGTTCCAGCGAATGTGCTGGCGCCATCAAGAGCACCGGGCATTTGGAAAAGACCAGATGTGTTGATGAAGGCATTGTTGCCACCACCAACTTCGTCTTGGCCACCGAAGGCGTGGACGGCATTGGGAAGGGCATCAATGGCGTCAGTGTAGTTGAAGGGTTGGGCACCAAGAGTGCGGAAGAGAACACTTCCGGCATCGAGGGAGGCACAGTAGTCAACGTTGGAATCGGGTTGGACAACCCAGATAAGCTCCTTGCAGGGGTGGTTGAAGTTGAGCTTGATCTTGTTGGAAGATGAGCCGACGGACTCGTCACCAGTGAATTGGAGTTGCTCGATGAGGTACTCGTGGGGATTTTGGGCCATCTTGCGGCGCTCATCCGTGTCGAGGAAAATGTAGTCGACATAGAGGGAAGCAGCAACAAGGGATTGTTGGTAAGCGGCGGACAAAGAAACAGTGCCGGAAGTCGCTTGCAACGACTTTACGGCCCAGAGGCACTCACCAATGGGGCGGATGTCAAGGTTAATCTTGACCTCGTGGTATTGGAGAGCAATGAGGGGGAGGGCAAGACCAGGGTTGCGGCAGAACCAGAAAAGAAGGGGGATGTAAAGAGTGGTCTCGGGGAGAGCCTTGCGGGGGGCGCAAACTTGGCTGGGGCCACCGGAAGCAGCGCAAGGACCAGAGATATCAGCGAAGTTGGGATCGGTGATGTAGGTAAGTTGAGTGGTGTTGCCAATCATCTTCCAGTAACCCTTTTGTTGCTCGGCAGACATGGTAAGTTGGTTCCAGATGTGCATCCAATCGCCGTATTGACGGTCAATGCGTTGGCCACCAATCTCAACCTCAACTTGGGCAATGAGTTGTTCACCAATGTAATCTAACCAACGAGCATAGCAGCCTTCACCGGCAGTGGAGCCAGTGTACATACCTTGGTTAACCTCAGGGAGAGTAACTTGGAGGTAGGTGCGGTAAGCAAGATCGCCATTACGGGAGATGGTGCAGGTTACACGGCGACCAAAATCGGCTTGGCCAGAGAAGGTTTGTTCGATAGATTCCATCGCGAAGTTTGTGTGGCGTCTGTAAGATACCTTCCAGAAGGTAATCTCGGGTGTTCCCGTAAGGAACACGTCTTGGGCGCCGTAAGCTACAAGTTGCATAAGTCCACCAGCCATTTCGAAATCGAAATTATAAAGTACACTGAGAAAATAATCTCGCAAAAAATAAAATAATTCATATTTTATTTTTCAGTCACAATTTTGGATATTTCCTAAATATTTATCCACACACTATACACAGATAAAATTATTTTATTTGTGGTATTCACAAATTTTGTAATTATAAACAATTCCTAAACAATATCATTAATGTAATCCTAGTCACAATCATTGTTTTTACAACTTCTCTCATAAAAATGCCATATTTGACTGCGTAAATGAGCGCCGATAATGTTAATATTTGTGCATTTTAATGCAAAATGGGGGTGTAACATTTGGCGTAAAATTATGCTAAATAAAAGTATCGAATCCCAATGCATGCCAATCACTCTATTACATTTGGCGTAAAATTAGACACTAAAAAACTCTCTAAATAATTCTCTTGAAATATTTCACGTCGGTTCTCGTGTTTTTTAGTGAAAATGTAAGAATCGTTTGATTTTTTGACTGTCCATCCTTGGTCGAGAGCATTATGTAAAAACATCATCTTTTGAAACTGCTTTTTATTGATTTGCATATTTTCTAAAGGTATTTCTATTTTTGTAGCGGTGGACATTTTGCCTTTTATATTTTCTAGATATGCGTTTTTTTGGGCGTTTACGAGTTATTTTTTTCTTGATGTTCTCTTCTTGGGTTTTCTTTTTTTACGATTGGTAGTCTTTTTTGTTCTCTTTCTTTTTCCACCACGACCACTGGGTGAATCATAAGAAAAACCTCCACCACCAGCACCTTTTACTGCTGAATCGTAAGATAATTTTACAGCTCCACCACCAGCACCTTTTACTGGTGAAGAAAATGCTCCGTCTGCGAAAGGATTAAATACGATACCTGGTGGAGAATGCGGGGGGGAACCGTCACTACGAGGTTTTTTTTTCTTACCAAGCTTTTCACCCAATAGTCTCATTTTAATTGCTTCTTCGACTATTTTATATCTAGCCTTAGTTGTAACCATTCTGTTGCACGTTATTTCACCACGTGTAATATTACAAAAAAATAATTCTGGATGAAATTTTACAGCCGTATTTATATTTAAAATCGCATATCCTAGCTTAATAGTTTTTAAATAATTTACCAAAACAGCATCAGTATCTGGATCTGATATCCTTGGACCTAATTGTGTTTTACCTGTAAAATAACCATAATTTTTGCTTAAAACGCTTTGCACGTTTTCAGGTGCGCCAGAATATAAAACACCAACTGTGGCATAATCATCCATTGCCAATAATTGAAATGGTCGTGTTGTTTGATATTCATAAACAACGCCATACATATCCTCAAGACTTTCTATATAAGTTGGATCATCACTTGGAAGTGCAAAAAAATAAGATCCAATACCACTACTTACTAATTCAATTTGTTGGGGTTGGGCCTCGTAAGTTGTTGCGAGATAATTAGGAAGTCCTTTAAACATTACGAATCCAATTGGTATATTATAGAAATTTACAGGCGCGCCACCTAGATTTCCTGTAACTTTTGTAATTCCTAGTGACAACGACATATATAATTATATTGAGAGAAAACGAGAACATCAATTCAAAAAAAACCGACATAAAAACACTTCGATAAAATTATATATCAAATGAATAAAACCGCCCAAAAAAAAGCTCCACCTCCAACAATTAACACTATCGACGAAAAACACACCGAAATGTTAAATCATTTTAATACGATTGAAACCATCACGATTCCAAATCTAATCGCCGAAAAAAATCGCCTAAAAAACATTATTCCCACATTAAAAGAATCTCAAATTGATGAATTTATGGACATTCGAGATAAAATAGAATCCATACGTTCTCAAATTCGTTCACTAAAGTCGCAAAAAAAATATTATTTACTAGAGAACTCCAAATATATATTCGACTATTTCGAACAGAAAAAACAGATTTCCACTGGTTCCAATGCACCAAATCAAAATGTAAATGTTCTCAATTCTTTCTTTAAAATTAAATCTAAAACTCCTGAATCGGCTGACGCGGGTGGCGAAAAATACACTCAATCCAAGAAGGCTTACCAAAATTATTGGCGCAACGTGAACAACGAGATTTCTAACATCCAAGACTTTATTGTAAACACCGATGTCTGTGAAGTATGTCGAAAAGGAGAACTTATTCCTCAAGACGAAGAGGGCATTTTAATATGCAATAACCAAAATTGCGGCAAATTCGTAACCTACATTGTAGATAGTTCTAAACCTACTAACAAAGAACCGCCCAATGAAGTTTCTTATACTGCATACATCCGTCTCAATCATTTTAAAGAGATTTTATCGCAATTTCAAGCCAAAGAAACTACGCAAATACCTGAAGAAGTTATTGATGCTATTCGTGGACGTATTAAAAAAGAACGCATTAAGGATATGGCATTAAT